TTGTAACTTATATTAAAAAATATAGTATATTTGCTGAAACAATTAAATTTTAAGTTATGAAAAAACACTTTTACAACTTGTTAGACCAAGTTACACCACGCAACGAAGAGGATAAAGACATTTTAACGTGCTTTTTAGGCTTTCTCCCGTTACTTTTAATAACGATTGGTGCATTGTATTCACTTTTAATTTTTATGCGATGAGAACGAAGAAAAACACGAAGCCAACTTTGTTAGAAATAATCAACTATTGGCACGACCAAAAGAAGAAGAACATAGGCAAGTTTGACGTTGAACATTATATGCGTGTTTGTCAAGCGAAAGCGTACTTAGTTCGATTCGATGAACATAATAAAATGCTTCGGGTATGAAATATAGGTGGATTTATGAAACTACAGTTAATTCAAATGGTAAAAAATATAGGAATTATGTCGTTTACATTAAGGATGAGTATAAATATTCGTCCCGTGTTTTAGCAAACTGCGAAAGCTACGTTTTGAACTACGCACGTAAACACGAAATAGAAGAAAAGAAAATATTAAAAAACGGAAAACACCCAAGAATATGAAATCTAAAGAAGTTACAGCAGTGTTCGAATGGACCAACGAAGCAGTTTTATTACAGCAAATAGAACGCTTAAAAGAATTACTTTTACAAGGTAAGGAATACCACGAGGATGTTTATAATAAAATGAGTCTTCAGTTTATGCAGAAATACGAACGCACACGAAGTTTTAAAGTAATTAACCATAATGAAGTAATAGTTAAATCTAAAGTATGACACCTAAACAATTTGCAATAGAGTTAGTAGACAAGTTCTATATTGGACTCGGAATAAAAGATTATAGGACAGCACGTAATTGCGCAATCTTTACAGCACATCAAAGAATTCAGGAAACAATGAGTTTAGATAGGATTCGATTTTTAAAAGAAGTAGTAATCGAAATTGAAAAGCTATGAAAAATTATAGAGTATGGTTAGAAGATTCAGTTGAGCCAAATGGTGGTTTTTGGTGGTATTGTTTTGATAATGGGGATGGATATTTAAGGCAAGTTGATTATGATTACACTGGTAAAGAAAATGAACTTGACACTTTGCAACAATATATTGAGTGGGATTATAAAATAATAGAGTTATGATTTTCATAATAGAAAACCCTAAACAAAAGATAGAATATAGAAAGTTAAAGCGATGGAAGGTGAAAGTTAACATCTCAAATAATTATTATAAAAACGAAGAGTATGATTGAGAAATTAAAGAAAACTTATGAGACTTACGAAGGTTCGTCTTTTTTTATTGACTGCGTAAATGATGCTTTTATTAAATGCGGACAAAGTGAAAGTAAAATAAAATGGTTTGTAAATAATCATTTTCAACTTTATAAAGAATGTGATTTAATTCAGATGAAGAAATGTGCTGCCCATTGGCGTAATGTTTCATTTGATAAATTAAACCAATTGGATTTTTTAAACTATAGACATACTATTTTTACTTTAACAAATTATAGAATGATGGTAAAAATTATGGAACATTATGAATATTAGAAAATAATTATTATATTTGTATTCGAGTTCATCCTACATTATAAACTCGGTAAGGTATTATTGACCCTTTGAATGAATGTGAGGTAGGATGCACAGGATTTCAAGGGGTTTTTTTATTTATACAACAACAAATGAAAACAGGATTTATTTTACACTTAGATAGTTTATCAGTATTAGATGAACTAACAAATGAACAAGCAGGAATTTTATTTAAAGCTATTCGAGATTATAATTTAGGAAAAGAACCTGAGTTAGATTTTGCGATGCGTATGGCTTTTCTTCCGTTTAAGAATCAATTTGAACGTGATTTAGAAAAGTATCAATCAATATGCGAACGTAATAAGAATAATGGTTCTTTAGGTGGTAGACCAAAGAAACCAAACGAAACCGAAAAAACCCAAGTGGTTTTAGAAAAACCCAAAAAAGCCGATAATAAGAATGATAATGATAATAAGAATGATAATAAGAATAATATAGAAGAACGCAAATTAAAATTTGCTGACGCTCTTAAACCTTTTTTAGATGAGTATGGTAGAGAATTACTAAACGACTTTTATTTTTATTGGACTGAACACGGAGAGAATGATAAAAAACTTAGATTTGAAAAAGAAAAAACATTTGGTATTTCTCAAAGGTTACGAACTTGGCATAATAGAAATCCTAAACAATACCAAAAACAAGAAACCGACCATTTAGTAGAATACGTTAACAAACAACTTGGATTAAAATGAAAGGAGACGCTACGCAATATTTGCTAGACTATAAGCACGGCAAAATTAAAAAGGGTTATGGCATAGATTGCGATTTAGATAACTATCTTCGGTTTAAACGTAAACAACTAAACATAATTTTAGGACACGACAATGTAGGTAAAACTTATTGGATAAATTGGTACTTTTTAACGTTGGCAGTAAAACACGAATTAAGGTTTTGTATTTGGAGCGGAGAGAATCAGAAAGGACAAATCTTACGTGATATGATTCAAATGTATACCGGAACAAAATTCAGTGAACTAGAAGACTCAAAGATATTAAGCACAGCTACATTTATTGAGCAGTATTTTGATTTTATACCAAACGACAAACTTTACACACCTGCTGACATTTTAAAGTTATTTAAAGAAAGTGAATGTGACGCAGGATTAATAGACCCATTTACAGCATTGGATAGGCCTATGACATTTGAAGGTAATTATCAATTTTTAAATCAGGCGAGGCAGTTCGTTAATGAATCAGGAATGACAATTTACATAAACACGCACCCAAATAGCGAAAGCGGTAGGAGCGGAAACTTGTATAATGACGGGCATATATGGAAAGGACATCTTAAACCACCATTAAAAGACCATATAGAAGGCGGTAAGGCTTTTTTAAATCGTTGTGACGATATGTTTGTAATTCATAGGCTAATAAAACACGAAACAATGAAGTATTACACTATGGTAAACGTAGAGAAAGTTAAAGATATGGATACTGGCGGAATGCATACGAGATTAGATGAACCTGTACTTTGTGAATTTAATAACGGATTAGGTTTTAAAATTAATTCAGTTGACCCATTACGAAAAAAGAAACCTACTAAATTACCTTTAAACCAACCCGATATAGTTAACGGAAAAGAATTACTTTCGTTTTCGGAAAAGTTAAAACAAAGTAACTTACCAAAGAGTAACTTACCAAATAGTGATGTTCCTTTTTGAATAGTATATCATACAAAAACACGGAAATATGGACGAATTGAATATTATATCAGCCAAAGCAGCGATACAAACAACTTTCTTAAAAGTTAAACTAAGTCTAGAAGAGATAAAGACGAATCACCCTAATAGAAAAGACATAATAGACTCAATGGAAAGAACCTTAGCAGACCTTCAAGAAATTAGTTTAGTTTATGCAACTATGGAAAAAGAATATAGAGCAGCATTACAATCGTGTTTTCGTTTAGAGCGACTGCTTCAGGAAGAGAAATATCAGGTAGAAACCTTAAAAAAACAATTACAAATTAAGGGTATAGACTTATGAAGTGTAAAAACTGCAAAGAGAAGTTCGAACCTATCCGCTTCAATCAAAAGTATTGTTTAGAATCTAAATGCGTTCGTGTTTGGGTAGAATCTGAAAAAGAGAAAGTTTGGAAAAAGACGAAAGCTAAAATGAAAAGTGACTTAGAGACAGTTCAAGAACTAATTAAAGCTGCTCAAATAATCTTTAACAAGTACATTCGATTAAATGACAAGCTCTTAAAAAATCCTTGTTTTAGTTGTAGAAAACCATTAGGAAATAAATATGACGCAGGACATTTTTTTAATGCTAATAATCATTGGAGTGTTAGATTTGATGAAAGAAATGTTCATAGTCAGTGCGTACATTGTAACCAACATTTACACGGAAATCTATTAGAATATAGAAAGCAATTAGAATTTTATTATGGAATAAGTTGGCTAAATGAATTAGAACAAGACGCTAAAAAAACACGAAAGTTTACAAAAGACGAACTAAAGGAAATAATTAAAACATATAAGGAAAAGATAAAACAATTATGAATGAAAGTGAATTGTTCAATTTATTAAAACTAACATATTTAAAAGACTTAGAAAAAAGCGAAATTCAATTTTCAAAATGGGATTGTTTTTCTCCTAAATATAATTTACGTATCGAATTAAAATGCAGGAATAAACATTACGATCAATTAATGTTAGAATATTCAAAATATAATTTTCTACTTACAACATATAAAGAAAAAAACGAAATACCATTATACATTAATTCTACTCCAAATGGAATATATAGTTTTGATTTAAGAAATATAAAACCAGAATGGATAACGGATTCACGAATGCCAAAAACAACTGAATTTTTAGAAATTAATAAAGTGGAAAAAACATATACTTTAATAGATATTGAAGAATCAATAAAAATTTTATAATATTTTTTTGTTTTTTATTGTTATATTAAAAAGAATAACTATATTTGTAAAACAATTAAAATTTATATTATGAAAAATTTATTTAAAAGTTTAGCAGCATTTCAACAAGAAGTGCCAGTAATTCACAAAGGAACGCAAGGTTATGGGTATTCCTACGCTGACCTTCCTAAAATCTTTGAGGTGATTAACCCATTGTTACAAAAACACGGATTAGGCTTCACTCAGTTAATTAATGGACAAACAATAGTTACTTGTTTATTCCATTGTGAAAGCGGAGAAAACATAGAAAGTAAAACTGATATTCCGCAAGGTGTTCAACTTAAAGGAATGAATGACTTTCAAGTATTGGGTTCGGCAATTACTTATTTAAGACGTTACGCATTATCTTCGATTCTAGGTATTGTAACTGATAAAGACGTAGACGCAGCAGGAGAACAAATTAACAAGGATAGCATTTCAATTAAAAAAGAATTAGAAAAGCATAACAACCCTGAAAAAAACGAAAAGAAAAAAATATCTACCGAGCATTTTGAAAAAGCTATTATAGCTATCCAAAAAGGAACTTACACAATAGAAGAGTTAAAAGGAAGATTTGAGTTAACTGAATTACAAACTAAAGCACTTTTATTAGTATGAGAATACGTTGCTCACAATTAGGAAAACTTATGAGCCTTCCCAAAACAAAAGGGGAGGTTCTATCTAAGACTACTAAAACCTACATTCAGGAACTTGCCATCGAACATAAATACGGAATCCGTAAAGAGTTTTGGAGCAGGTACACGGACAAAGGTAACGAAGTAGAAGACGAAGGTATTGAATTGGTTAATGATGTTCTTGATTTAGGATTCATCTATAAAAATGACGAGAATCTAATCAACGACTATTTAACTGGAACTCCTGACGTAAACACGAATGAAGTTTTATTAGACGTAAAATGTTCTTGGGACGCTACAACGTTTCCGTTTTTCGAAACTGAATGTCCAAACAAAGATTATTACTACCAATTACAAGGTTATATGTGGTTAACAGGAAAAGACGAATCACTACTTTGTTATTGCTTAGTAAATACACCATTTCAAATCGTAGAAGATGAAGTAAGACGTGAACATTGGAAGCAGGGGTTAATAGATGAAAGTTTAGACGTAAGAGACTTTGTGCAGAAGAAACATAACTTTGACCACATACCGAAAGAAAAGCGCGTAAAAGTCTTTAAAATAGCAAAAGACGAAGCTGTAATAGAACAAATTAAAGAAAGAATAGAATTAGCAAGAGAGTATTATAACAATTTAATAAATGAATTATGAAAGATTTAAAAACAATGGGTTACTATTTTAACGTAACAAGAACCGACCAAGTAGTGCAAATAATAGATTTA